TACGCCTCACTGTGGGGGCGCGGCGACCTGTACCGCGTCACCACAGTGGGCAGCGTCGAGCACTCCACGGAGGACAGCTTCGAAACGGTGTGCGCCGAGACACTGGTTGTCGCCGCGGTATTGGATCGGGCTGTCCTGTTGACACACAGTGAGCGTCGCCGCCTTAACCGTGAGTGGACTGAGGCGGATAAGCGGATGGGGTGGGCATCGTGAACTTCAACGAAATCCTCGACAGTATGAGCGCTCCGGACTCGGCCGCGGAGATGCTGCGGGTGGTAACCACCATCCTGACCGCATCAGACATGACGCCGGATGACCGTGCCGGGTTCGCGACGGGGTTCCTCTGCGGAGTGACATACACGCTGAGCTGCCATACCGAAGGCGACATTCGCAACGCCGCCCAAACCTTTCGTCGGCTCGCAAACGAGTGGGAAGCGAACGGGGTGATCGCATGACCTGCCGTCTGTTCGCCGCCCTCACCGATGCGCTGCTGTCTTCGTGGCGGTCGGAGGCCGTTGACCGGGCGGACCAGTTTCGTTGGCCTGTCGACGATTCCGACCTGCTCAACGAGGTCGAGGAGGAGGCCGAAACGTTCGAGCCGCTGGTTACCGTTCTCGCATCCGGCGGTGGCGGTGGCGGTGGCGGTGGGCATGAATCCATCAACATCGCCTGGGATACCCCCGAAACGTCTGCGCGCCCCGATGGGTACTACGACGGAGTTCCTGACGGCTACTACGTGCGCGAGACGCCTGATGGCGAGTTCCTTGAGCCGGTTGAGCCCGTTTGCGCAATGTGCTTTCACCCGAAAAACTCTCACCGTATCGATGGGCCGGATGGCGCGAATTACAGCATCGGGTGCGGCGAGACGCTCTGTTTCTGTGGCGGTTTCGAGCACTTCCAGTCGTCTGCGGCGGGCGATCGCCGATGCGACGGCGATTACATCTATGGGGTCTATGGGGATGAGTACTACCGCTGCAACAAACCAGCGGGCCATCCCGGTATCCACGGCTACGACTGCAGCTTTGACATCGTTGAAGCGTTCAAATCGTCTGCGCGCCCCGCCCCCCCGCGGGTTGACAGCGCGGACCCGTCCCCCACCGCTGCCCCCACCCAACAGGTGGCGGTGGGGGACGGCCAAACGCCGGATGGGCGCCCGACGTCGGAGCTGCTCAACGAGGCCGTGCTCACGCTCGTCCTGTTCTCCGACTGGCTCGTCGGCACCACCCGGAAAACATATTGGCGTACCGATATAGAGCCGCTGCTCGCCGAATTGTGCGACAGGGCAACCGAATTAGCCGAGATCGAAGGCGACTGAAAAAGACGGGTGCCGTCCGGTCGAGTCGGACGGCACCCCCGACACAGAAGGAAGTGGTTCCAACCATGTCACACCCAAAATATCGCACGCGCCTACTGCTGGCGTGTGTGGCGACCGGCGCGGCAATCGCGTCGATGATCACACCGCCGGCCGCCAACGCTGTACCCGGGCAGTGCGGCGGCGGAGGGTTCGCCGGGAACGGCGGCTCATTCTGCGACACCGACGCATGGGCGGATGGGTCATTCTGGCACCAGGAGAGCGTGTGCGTGCTGGGTTTTTGTGGGGCCAACGCATTCCGTGCCTGTGCGGTGCCCGGTGGACGTGTCCCCACCGACAGCGACCCGGCCACACCATGCTGACCGACTGGTCGCCGCTGCCTCTGCTCACCGCCGGCCAATCATCCGACATCGAAGCGTGGGCGGACATCATGTATTTGCGTTCGCTGGCCGAACTCATCGAGGCCGCCGCCGGTGAACTGTTCGCCGCGGCGCAGCGCGATGAGCTGACCTGGGAGCAGTTCTGGGCGCTCGGACGATTCCAAGCGTTCGGCGGACAGATACCAATGATCGGGTACACCCTCGAACCGTGGCCACCAGACCGGGCCGCGGAAATGCTCGAAGCGTGGCGGGCCGAACCGGCGGTGACGGCATGAAGGCGGTGAGAATCGCTCTCCCCAACCATGATTCGGGAGCGGGAATGGCATCGGCGCGGACGTACCTCAGCCGCGACCCCGAAGTCACCGTCAGCACCTTCGATGACCTGCCCTACATCTACCTTGACACCAGCATGTTCCAGCTCGCGTTATCCCCGCAGGGATGGGCAGTCGTCCTGCCCGCGGTGGCCGCGATGCTGCCCGACGAGGAGCGCGCCCAGGTGCTCGCGGCAATCACGGAAAGGCTTGACGCATGAATCGGGAATCTCTGCGGGAGAAGTGGATACCGCTGGCACTATTCCACGCCGCCATTGTGCTGCTCACTGCTGTGGTGTGGTTCTGGATACCCGACGCCCACGCTGACGGGGTGCTCACCCCCGACGAGCAGGCCTACGCCGACGCATACAGTGCGGCCGCGATCTGCCCGGTGCTCGCCGAATACCCCACAGAGGCAGGTGTTATGGGTGTGATGGTCGGCATCCACCAGAGCGGAGGCTTCACCTTCGATGATTCCGCCGATGTCATCAATTACGCGGTGGCGACTTGGTGCCCGGAGTTGTTCCCGTTACTGCAGCAGATCGGCGATCGGGCCCGGGCATCAGAAAAGGGGATGCGGGTATGAACGACAACATCGACGATGCCATTCGCAGCGCAGGTGACAGCCTGTTCTCACCTGAAACTCTGGATGACATCACAGCCCGGCTAGCGTTGATCGCGCACTCCGAATGCAACTGCGGGACAACGCCGCACGAGAACGCGCTGCACGATCTCGCGGTGGATGACGTGCCCGTATTGCTGCGGGTCGTCGAACGCCTACACAGGAAGCATCCGCCGAATCTCAACGCGGACTGCTCCGGGATGTGCGTCGACCTGGGGAGCGAAAATGGGTAGGCAGGTGCGGCGGGTGCCGCTCGACTTCGACTGGCCGATTTACCAAGTGTGGCAAGGATTCCTGCAGCCCGACGAGCTAGTACCCGATCCGTGCCCGGACTGCTGGCGTTCCGGCTACGCGGGACAACGGCACTACGGATCAGGTGTCACCGCCTCGCACTCCTGGGTATTCGCGTTAATGCGCCTGCTTGGGATGCTCGCCGGTGACGTCGCCGACCAGCAGCGCCACGACGGTGTGCCGGTCACGCAGCGAATCACTGGCCCGGGTGGGGTGGAGCGGATGCACCCGTACCTGCAAGACCTGCAGCGAATAAACGTTTACGAGCATCGCCGGCCGTCCGCTGACATCGTGGCACTCACCGACGGGTTGCGCGGTGAACGTCCCCGGGTGAGCTTCGGTTACGACGATGACGTGGCCGCCGCGGCGCTGCGGGCACTCGTCAAAGCCGCTGGGCTACCGGAGGATTGGGGCACCTGCCTGGGCTGCCGGGGGCGCGGGAGCGTCGAGAGGTATCCGGGACAGTACGCCGACGCTGAGGCGTGGGAATGGACCGAACCGCCTCCGGGTGACGGCTGGCAGCTGTGGGAGACGGTCAGCGAGGGCAGTCCGATATCGCCGGTGTTCGACAGCGCCGAAGGTTTGGCCGGTTGGATGTCCTCACCCGCGTACACGTGGGGCGCGGCAAGTCCGATGCGTTACGCGGATGCGCTGACGTTCGTCCGGGGTGACGGGTGGGCGCCCAGCTTCGTCGTCGCCGACGGCCGCCTGACTTCCGGTGAGCAGTGGGTGGCGGACCTGGGGGGCGAATCGTGAGCACCGCACGGGAGGCGGTAGCGCGGGCGCTGTTGCTGTATGGCGACCCCAGCTTGCGTGCAAGCGCCGAAATGCTCGCCGACAAGGCCATCGCCGCGCACCTCGAATGGCTTGCCGCGCACGGCTACGAGGTGATTTTGCTGCCCCGCGCGCAACCAGGTTGGTGGGATACCTACGAGGACGAAGGCGATCCTCCCGACCATAGGTCATTCAACGATCAGTCTTTCGACCACTTCGTCACCGTGTGGAATGACCATCCCACCGAGGTGCAGGTCAGCTACCGGGGAGAGCCGATGGAGCCGATGAGCCCTACGGCGGCCCGCGACCTAGCTGCCGCACTCCTGGCCGCAGCCAAGGAGGTCGAACAGTGACCGCCGTCGACCTCAACCTGATGTCCCTGGCGGCGTGCCGCGACGTCGACCCGGAGTTCTTCTTCCCGAACGGTCGCGGTGTCGCCGCCGTCCACCAGGCGCAGCGGGCGGAACGGTTCTGTCGTGCCCGCTGCCCGGTGATGGGTTGGTGTGAGCAGCGGGCCAAAACGCTGCGAGTCACCGACGGCGTGTGGGGCGGGCACTACCGCACCCAATCGGGCGGCGATCATGCCTAGGACATCGGTGTGCGCGTGTGGGCATCGCCTCGACCAGCACACCGTGTCCCACTACCCGCACTACCGGGAGCCGTGCCGCGCCTGCCTGCACTGCGGGAAACGCAGCGGCCCCCAAGGCTGCTGCGACAACCAACGTTGCTGCCCGTGCCCCAACCACACCCCGGAGGATCTGCCGATGCTCGACTTTGAGGTGACACCGTGAGCGACAAGCATCCCGAGTTGACGCAGCAGCGCAGCGAGGCGGTGGCCGAGCTGACCGGGATGGGCCGATCAGCGCCGGCCATCGCGGAGGTACTCGGCATCACGGAGCGGTCGGTGCAGCGGTATCGCCGCCGTCTCGGCATATCCCAGCGCCCCCCCGTGCCCCTGACCGAAAGTCAATTGGTCGCCGCCGCACAGCTTTTGGACGACGGCTGCTCATACACCGAGGTCGCCCGCACCATCGGCTGCGCCGGTAACACCGTGGCCAGGCATTTTCCCGGGTGCGGCTGGACGCGGGCACAGATCAACGAGCACCTGCGGATGACCCGGCGGTGGGCAATATGACGCTCCCGCAGTGCGACGTGTGCACCCCGCTCGGCCATGGACACCGCCAGCGCGACGATGAGGCCGCCGTGTGGGATGAGGGACGGAAGGAATGGCTGTGTGCGGCGTGCAGGGCACGGTTCGTCGGCCCCGGGTATTGGGACCATTCCCGCGTCATCCTGCCCTACGGCGCGGCGCAGGACGAGTGGCTGGCCGCCCGCGCGAAAGGGATCGGCGGATCCGACGCGGCAGCCGTGATCGGCCTGTCCAAGTACGCCTCCCCGTTCTCGGTGTGGGCCGAGAAATGCGGGCACGCCCCGCCGCGCGACCTCGACGACAACGAATCGGTCCAGTGGGGAACCCTGCTGGAACCGATCATCCGCGAGGAGGCGTGCAGACGAGTCGGGCTCACCGTGGAGCTGCCGGGGACGCTGCAATCCATCGAGCATCCGCACATGCTGTACAACCCCGACGGCATCCTGAGCGACGGGTCGCTGCTGGAAATCAAGACGACCAGCGCGTTTTTGGCCCACGAGTGGGATGCGGATCTCGGGATCGCCCCCGACGTCGCTGAGCTGCAGGTGGTCCACGGCATGGCTGTCACCGGGGCGCACGGCGCGTGGGTGGTCGGCCTGATCGGCGGGCAGCGCCTCGAGATGGTGTGGGTGCCGCGCGACGAGGAGCTGGTGGCGACCGTCATCGACGCCGAACAAGCCTTCTGGGACAACCATATTGTGGCCGATGTGGCGCCGCCCATCGACGGGTCGGACGCGACCACGGCAGCGTTGGCCGCGCGATGGCCCCGCCGCACGGGTGTCGAACTGGTTGTCGACGACCCGGTGGCCGTCGGCGCTGCGGCGTGGGATTACCTGACGGCGCTGAAAGCTGAGAAGACCGCACTAGAAGCCAAAGCGACCGCAGTCAACAAGCTCACCGACATGCTCGCCGGGGCCGACGCGCTCACCGACTGCGACGGCCGCAGGCTGGTGGCGATCAAACGCGGCCAGTTCCGCGAGAAAGCGTTCCGCGATGAGGAACCCGACGCGGACCTGTGGCTCAAGAAGGTTGATGTAGTCGACCGTGACGAACTGAAAACCAAACAGCCCGACCTGTATCGCCGATACCAGGCGACATCTATCTACATCCCGAAACAACCGACCAGTAAGGACAAATGAGTATGGCCCGAGATTTGGCCGCCCGTGCCGCGCAGGCCGTGGAGCAGCAACGCAACGGCAGCGGTGAGACCCTGCAGCAGCAGTTGGTGAAGATGGAGGCCCAGTTCCAGCGGGCCATGCCCAAAGGCATGGAGGCGGTGCAGCTGATCCGTGACGTGATGACGTGCATGAGCCAAACACCGAAACTGGCGTTGTGTGAACCGAAATCCGTTCTCGGGGCGGCGATGACGTGCTCACAGCTGGGTCTGCGGCCGGGCGTCGGAGCACTGGGCCATGCGTGGATTCTGCCGTTCTGGGACTCCAAGTATGAGATCCCCGGGCAGCGCGGCAAAGGTGCGAACCGCGCGCAGCTGATCATCGGCTACAAGGGGTTCATTGAACTGGGTCACCGCTCCGACCGGATCGCGTCGCTGCACTCCCGGATCGTGTATGCCAACGACCTGTTCGACATCGAATACGGTGCGGCTGAGGATAAATGGCTGCACAAGCCGTGCCTGGACGGGCCCCGGGGCGCACCACGCCTGTTCTATGCGGTCGGCAGGCTGGCCAACGGCGGCTATTCGGTCACCGACCCGATGACGGTGGCCGACATGGAAGAACACCGGGACCGGTTCGCGATGGCCCGCAAGGACGGCAAGGTGGTCGGGCCGTGGGCTGACCATTTCAACAGCATGGGCCGCAAGACCATGCTGCTGCGGTTGATGGCATTGATGCCGAAATCCACCGAAATGCAACGCGCCATCGACAACGACAACAGCGTCCGCGTCGACCTGGCAACCGAGGCGATCGACACGCCCATGCACATCGACGGGGAGGTGATCGACGCCGAACCGCCGCGGGAGGTCATCGAAGTGTCCGCGCCACCAGAGCCACCCACGATCGTCGCGTTGATCAGCCCCGAGCAGTCACGCCGCCTGCACGCGCTGCTCGGCGCCGAAGGTCTGGGCGGGAAGACCGCGGAGGAACGCCAAGCCCGAATCGACTGGCTCTCAACCGCAGTCGGACGAACCATCACGACGTCGAAAGAACTGACCAGTGTTGAGGCCGGCGAAACCATACAGATGCTCGAAGCCGCACAGGCACAACCGTGACCGGCGGCACCCTTCGTGACGACGTGGAACTGTCCACCCTGGCCCAGTTCGGTGACATCGAACTCGCCGAAACCGCCGGTGTTGTTGTGGACCTCGTCATGGACATGCTTTGCGCGGTGCTGATGATCAACCCGGCGGCACTGGACCCCGACCCCGGGACGGGGGAACGCGACTGATGCCCTGGTTTTACGTCGATGACGGCTTCTCGGATTCCAAGCCTGTACTGAATTTGCCAGAACGTTATCGGCTCGCCGCGTGTGGTCTATGGGTGCTCGCCGGGTCATGGTCGGCCAAAGAAGAAACCGACGGGGAGGTTCCCGATGAGGTTTTGGGGCAGTTCGGGCACGGCAATACGATTAACGCCCTAACACGTCACCTATCGTCCGGCCCGGCTCCATTGTGGAAATCGACGGACGACGGTATCCAATTCCGTGGATGGGCTAAATGGCAGCGTACGCGCGCCGAATTGATGGCCAAGCGAGCTTCTGACGCGGCGCGTCAGAAGCGTCATCGTGGGCGCAATGCGCCACCTGAGGCCGCCGACCTACTGACGGCAAACGGACGCGAAACCGACGGCAAACCGACGGCAAACGGACGCGAAACCGACGGCAAACCGACGGCAAACGGACGCGAAAACTATACAGAAACCGGTTCCACCAGCGTAAACGCAGCACTGTCACAGTGTGACCCCGCGCGCGCGGGCGCAGACCCGACCCGACCCTTAACTGTAGTTACGTATGAAGCAGCGTTACGTAACGAACCGCGCGCGCGCGCGGCGGTCCCTGAACTCTTCGACGCGCAGTCCGCCACACCGGCCGCCGAACTCGTCCGCGCAGTCATCCCAAGCGAACACCCACCCGCCGTGCAAACCGCGCTACGCCTACGGGCAAGCGAACTGCTCCACAACGGCACACCCGCCGACGACGTCACCGCCGCGCTGCGCCTGTGGCTCACCAAAAAGCACCTCGGCCCCAACTCGCTCGCCTCACTGGTCTCCGAAGTCATCAAGACCCGCGCCGACCCCACCGTCAACGGCGCAGCCACAACCAAAGCCCTCGGCTACCGCCAGCTCGGAGCCGAACTCATCGCCGAAATCCACGGAGACCAACCATGACCGACCAGCCATCAGCGGCATCCATCGCCGCCACCACCGAAGTCCTCGAACTGGCCTCGCTGCTCGACCACCGGATACCGCGCCCCGACAAGGCCCGCATCCTGGCCTGGGCCAAGCAGGTCGACCGCCACCGCCTGGGCCGCGACGACCTGCTCGACGCCGTGCAGGCGTTCTACGACCGACCCAGCGCGCAGCCGGTCAGCGTCGGCGACGTCGTCGCGGGGGCCAAGCGCATCAAGCGTGACCGCCTCGACCGCGAAGACGAAGCGCAGCGCGACACCCGCCGCGCCGAGGCCGACACCAAGGCCGCAGACGAGGTCCGCGCAATCTCGGCCGTAGTCCTGTCCGGGCGGGTCACTGAAGCGGCCCGCGATGGTCTCGCCACCTGCTACGGCCGGCACGGGGCGATGGCCGCGATCCGGGAGTTCTTCGCCGCGAAAACGCAGGCGCGCAAGTGACCCCCGAGCGCATCGTCGAAATCCTGGCCGCCCACCTCGAATGCGATTGCGGCCAATGGGCCGACGACCTCGACGAGCAGATCGAACACCAGGCCGACGCACTCGCATCCCGGCTCTGGCCCGTGCTCGGGCACCCCGACGAGGTCGACGAGCTTCCGGTCGGGTCGGTCATCCTGTGCGGCGACGGCCCGACGGCGCTGCAGTCGACTCCGCGCACCGAAGGGCAGGCGCCCGGCTGGATCGCATCCGGGTCAGTCTGGGTGCTCACCTCCGACGAGTTGCCACTGCCGTGCCGCGTGCTGTGGCAGGCCGACGACGCATGAACACGGATAGCGATTACTGCCCCCTGCAAAAACGACAGAGCGACGAACACCCGGAAGAGGTACCCATGACCACCCCCATCCCTCCCACACGCACAACACGACCACCCCACGGCTGCAGCGGTTGCGACGCCCGCTGGGACGGATTCAACACCGCGCACTGCGGCACGGGAGGCTGTCATCGGACCTTCACGGGCCTCAAAGCGTTCGACGCCCACCGGAAGGGCTCGCACGCCAAGGGCACCCGCCACTGCGTCGACCCCGCCACCGTCGGCCTCGTCGACGCCGGGCGCGGCTACCCATGCTGGGGCCACCCCGGCGACGGCACCAAATGGTGGGGCGACGCATGACCCCTGAAACGAAATCGGACACCATCGAAATCCGCGTCAACGGCGAACTGTTCTGCGAGTTCATCGTCGACCACATGTCCATCGAAGTCACCCGCCGGGAAGTGCTGCTCCGAGGCCGCTGCCGAGACAACTACGCCGACAAGGTGATGTTCTCCAGTGAGGCGCTGGACCGACTGGGTTACGCCCTGGATGCGTCGGACATCCCACCGGTTCGGCGCACATGGCTACGCCGATGGTTCGGCCCATGACCGCACCCGGTTACTGCCCCCACTGCCCACACCCGCGCCACGACGGCCGGGTATGCGACTTCTGCGACTGCGAGGAGAAACTGAAATGAGCGACCAGCTCGCCATCGGATTCGATGACATCACACGCGGCGCTATCCTCTCGCCAGACCTCAGATACCGCTACCACCTACACCGCTCATGGGGCTCAGGGCCGCGTGTCGGGTTCGCGATGCTCAACCCGTCCAAAGCGGACTCGGACATCGACGACCCGACCATTGTGCGCTGCATGGGATTCGCCCGCCGGTGGGGCTACGACGGCATCGAAGTCGTCAACAGGTTCGCGCTGCGCGCAACCGACCCCGATCAACTCATGGACTACTCAAGCGTTGATGCATTCGGCCCAGACAACGACAAATGGCTAAAGACGATGGGGGCGCTCCCGCTGGTAATCGCCGCATGGGGATCGCACAGGGCTGTCCGCCATGCGCCACTACTGCCGGACATTGAATGGCATTGCCTCGCAATCAATACCGACGGGCAACCGAAACACCCGTTGTACATCCGTGGGGACGCCATGCCGATACGGTGGTCAAACCAGGATGACACCAGGTGACCACCTGCCGGGCCTGCGACGGCCGCGCGCAACTGTTCCTGTGCCGCAGATGCCAAACCGAACTACGTGACATGCTCGAAGCGTATCCATGGTGGCTGAATCGACTGACCGAATCCGTTGTGGGCCAAGCCAAACTGGGCGACGGCGGCAGGCGAACCCAGCGTGTCATGCACGGCGACGACGAACTGGCCTCCCATATCGGGCTGCTACCGAAATGCCGATGCCCCGAAGACGAGGACTGCACCTGCGACCTCGCGACCGCACGCCGTAAACGCCACCGGGCTCAGCTGCGTAAGGCCGCCGGGACGGGACGGGTGAGCGAAGGCGCGGCGGAACTGCACGAGGACGCCGCCAACGTGTTGGGCACATGGGTGAGACACCTGATCGAGTCGCGCGGGGTAAGCATCGCGGAGGCGTTCGGCATCGAACTGCAGCCGGTGGCGCCCATCGGATTCATCGGCCCACTACTGCCCGGATGGGTGCGCACCAGACCCGACGTGTATATCTCCTCGGTGCGCATGGCCCGCTGGCTGCACGCCAACATCAGCGCCATCGCCAACGACGAGGCGGCCGGCGAAATCTTCGACGAGCTGACCGACACCCGCAGGCGCATCGAACGCATGGTCAACCGGGCGCAACCACGCAAGATGCTAGGCAAGTGCCCGACCTGGATCGAGGAGACCGGCCATGCGTGCGGCCGGGAGTTGTCCGCACCCGAAGACGCCACCGAGATCCGCTGCCGCGACTGCGGCGAGAAACACCAGTGCAACCGGCTTCAACTGCTGCTGACGATGGACTCCAACCGCGAACAGATCACCATGGCCCGGGTCCGCGAGATCAACCGCCGCCTACCGCAGGAGTTCCGGATTGCCGAGCGCACAATGCGCCGCTGGGTCGCCGAGAAGAGGCTGCGGCCGAAGGGTCACGACGACGCCGGTGAGCCGCTGTACCTCTGGGCCGATGTGCGTCGACTCAACGCCCGTGACGACGCGGTGGCGCGGTCAGGCTGAGGCGATGCCGAAAACTACAAAACCCGTGGTAGCATCCGGTTTGACCGCATGCGGATGCACTGACGAACCGTGCGCGAATGAGTAAAGCGTGGTCCGGTGGCAGCACTAGGGCATGGCGAGCACTTCGCAACGAAGTACTCGAACGCGACAACCATCAATGCCGACTCAGGTATCAACGCTGCACCGGCATCGCCACCGAAGTGCACCACCTCGACGGCAAGGTCAACGGAGACAACCCGCACCGCTGCGTCGCGGCCTGCCACAACTGCCACGCCATCGAGACACGCGCCGCCATCCGACCACAGCCACAAGCCGCTAGGACACCCGAACGACACCCCGGACTGCGCTGACCTGCGAAGTTACACATACACAGGCCGCTCACCTGCATAAACACCCCCTGGTGGGGACCGGTAACGGGTACTTAGCGGACACCCGGCCGGTAGGTCGCTCGCATTCTGTACACTTTTTGCGCTTTTTCGTCCTAAAAATTTGCCCGACATGGGCGCTTTTCCCGACATGGGAGGTTAGCTGTCATGCCTGGTCATGGCCCGGCGCCGAAACCGGCCGATATGCGTGCTCGCCGCAATGTTGATCCCATTGCGATGCGTGTGATGACACCCCAGGCCGTGACTCAGCCGAAGTTGCCACCGCGGTATGTGGTTGTCGGTAAGGAGCGGGTGAGGCGTGCGTGGCCGAAGCCGACTCGTGATTGGTGGCAGATGTGGGCCGATAGTCCGTTGTCGGACGAGTTCACGGCCACGGACTGGTCGGAGTTGGCGGCTACTGCGCTGTTGCACGCCGCGGTGATGGACGGCTGCCTGAAATATGCGGCTGAGCTGCGGTTACGTGTCGCTAAGTTCGGTGCGACACCGGAGGATCGGGCGCGGTTGCGGATCACATTCGTGACAGCCGACAAGGCTGAGCAGAAACCCCCGGCCAAGCCGCGAACCGACCGGTACCAGGGTTTGCGGGCGACCAGCTAGTCCGGTGTAAATGCCCTGGCGTGGTCCCGAGTTCGATGGCGAGTTGCCGACGCTCGGGTTCGTGTTCCTTGACTGGTGTTACGACAATCTGGTGGTTCCCGATGGGCCGCTGGCGGGTGAACAGTTCCTGATGACCCCTGATCAGGCTCAGTTTTGGCTGAATTTCTATGTGCTGCACCCTGTTTCGGGTCGGCGGGTGAACCGGCGGGCGGTGTTGTCGCGGGCGAAGGGGTACGGCAAGTCCCCGGCGATGGCCGCATATGCCATTTTCGAGGCGCTCGGCCCGGCTGTACCGGCCGGTTGGGACGCCGCAGGGGAGCCGGTCGGGGCTTTGTGGCGGGATTTCGGGTTCAAACCGAAGGTTCAGATCCTCGGTGTGTCGGAGGATCAGACGGCGAACACGTGGGACCCGCTGTTGGACATGATCCGTAATGGTCCGCTGGCCGATGAGCCGGGTGTCGAGGCACTGGAGACGTTCGTCAACGTGCCGCGGGGCCGTATCGAGGCGGTGACGAGTTCGGCGACATCGCGTGAGGGTTTCCGGCCGGTCGCGGCGGTGTTCGACCAGACCGAGGCGTGGATACAGAGCAACGGCGGGCTTCGGCTGGCCGCCGCGGTACGTAGAAACCTGACGAAAACGGACGGGTCGTCGATCGAGACACCGAACGCGTTCAGGCCCGGGCAGGACAGTGTTGCCGAGGCGTCACACAAGGCGTGGTTGCTGCAGCAGGAAGGCAAGCTGCGCAACGAGACGGGTATCTACTTCGATCACCGCGAGATGCCGCCGGACATCGACATCACGGATCGGGATTCACTGTGGAACGGGTTGCGGTACGCCTACGGATGCTCCGCGGACGCGCCATGCGCCCTGGCCGAACGCGGTGACCATCCCGCCCATGAGCCCGGATGGGTGAATCTGGACCGTGTCATCGCCGATTTCTGGGACCCCGCCACCGACCCGTCGGATGCCCGGATGTATTTCGGCAATCAGATCACCTCCGCTTCGGATGCGTGGGTGAGCGCGCAGGAATGGTTGGCGTGCGGCCCGCAGCGCGGCGACGAGCCGCGGGTGATTGATCGGCGGGAACCGATCGTGCTCGGTTTCGACGGATCACGCTCACGGGTGAGAGGCAAAGCGGACGCCACCGCGCTGATGGCGGTGACCGTCCGCGACGGGTACGCGTTCGATGAGCCGTCATGGACGTGGGAACAGCCGGACGGCGCCCCGGACTGGGAGGTGCCGGCCGTCGAGGTCGATGCGACGGTGCGGGAGTGTTTCAAACGGTTCAATGTGGTTGGGTTTTACGCTGATCCGGCGCGCTGGGAGTCCTACGTCGCGGATTGGGAGTCCGTTTTCGGGGCGAAATTGAAGGTGAAAGCCTCTGTGCGGCACCCGATTTCGTGGTGGATGACCGGTATGCGCGGCGTCGTCGTCGCGAAGGCGATAGCGCAGTCGCACACCGCGATCATCAACGGGGAGATGGCGCACAACGGGTCTTCTGCGCTGACTCGCCATGTCCTCAATGCGCGGGTGAAGATCCGCGGCGATCAGAAACACCTGGGTAAAGAGTTTCCCGACTCGGTGAACAAGATCGACAAGGCTGTAGCACTGGTGATGGCATGGCAGGCCCGCACGGATGCGGTGGCCGCGGGCCTGGCCGAGGTGAAGAAGCGGCAGGCGCCGCGCCGAATCTACTGACAGGAGTTAGTGCGTTGGCGTTGACTCCCGATGGCTGGTTATGGCGCTTGGCGCAGCAGATGGATATGCGCAGGGGCCGTCTCGAGGTCCTGCGGTCCTATATGGACGGCAACGCTCCACTGCCCGAGGGTGTGGATGGGTGCCGGGAGGCGTACCAGAAGTTTCAGCGCAAATCGCGCACGAACTTCGGTGAACTGGTCGTCGATGCGGTCGCCGAACGGATGTGTATCACCGGATTTCAGGTTGGCGAACAGGACAATTCGGTGGCGTGGGACATCTGGAAACGCAACCGGATGGCCGTCAAGAGTTTCGACGTGTTCCGGGACATGCTCGGCCTGTCGGCCGGGTATCTGATGCTGTCGCCGGGGCCGCGCGGCGTGGTGATCACCCAGGAGCGACCCGAACAGGCCGTCACCGAATCTGATCCGACGCTGCCCGAGATCGTTCGGGCCGGGTTGAAAATCTACCGCGACGGCCCCGAGGGCGCGGATTTCGCCTTCCTGCACCTGCCCGGGGTGGTGCGCAAGTACCGGCGGCCGTCGACCGACAATAACGGCATTCTCAAGACGTTGCCTTACGCGACCGAGGGTTGGGAGCTGGTCGCGGAGTCCGGCACCGGGCTGTCGTTCGTGCCGATGTTCCCGTTCGACAACCGTGAGCGGCGCGGCGAGTTCGAGACACATACCGATCTGCTGGACCGCATCAACTGGATTATTCTGCAGCGGCTGGTGATCACAGCGATGCAGGCGTTCCGTCAGCGCGCATTCAAGGGCGATTTACCGTCTGAGGACGACGACGGCAACGAGATCAACTACGGGGATATGTTCAAGCCGGGGCCGGCCCAGTTGTGGCAGCTCCCTGAGGGTGTGGACATCTGGGAGTCTCAACCCGGTGATCTGACGCAGATCCTCGCGGCAGCCAAGGACGATGTTCGCGATCTCGCCGCGGTGACCCGCACCCCGATCTCGGTGTTCGTGCCCGACGGCGCCAATCAGACCGCCGAGGGTGCGGCGTTCGCGCGTGAGGGCCTGGTGTTCAAGACAACCGACCGCGCGGCGCGGGCCGGGGCGGTGATGGCGGCCGCGATGGCGGGTGCTCTGGCGATCGAGGCCGGTGAATCGACGCCGGTTGAGGACGTGGAGACGTTGTGGGCGCCGTTCGAGGCGCGGTCGCTGTCCGAGCGTGCCGACGCATCGACGAAGGCCGCCGACCTGCCGTGGCGCACCCGTATGACCGATGTGTGGGGGTTCTCGCAGGAGCGGGTCGACGAGATGGAAGCTCAGCGCGCCGCAGACGCAGCCCTGACGACAGCATCTGCCCCGCCGAATGAACTTCCTCGCGATATAGGCGAGGTTTTGCCCGACACGGGCACCTGAAAACACCCGACACGGGGAGTCATCTGATGAGTGAAACCGAAACAGAACCGGCGGCCGATGCCGACAAGGCCGCGCCGAAACCGGACGCGGCACCGGAAACGCCCGAAAAGCCCACCCAGGGCGAGAAGGACTGGAAAGCCGAGGCGGACAAGTGGAAATCGCTTGCCCGCAAGCATGAGGATCAGTCGAAGGCCAACGCCGACAAGGCCAAGCAGTTCGATGAGATCACCGAGGCGCAGAAGTCCGAACTGGAGAAGGCCAACGACCGGGCGGCGCAGGCCGAGGCGCGCAACGCCGAGATCGAGCTGCGCGCGTTGCGGGCCGAGGTGGCTGCGGCCAAAGGTGTTCCGGCGACGCTGCTGTCCGGTTCAACGCTGGAGGAGCTGGAAGCGTCAGCGGATGCGCTGATCGCGTTCCGTGGCGCTCAACCGCCACCCGATTTCGGTGCCGGTGACCGCGGAGGCGACGCCGGGAAACCATCACAGATGACTCGCGATGAACTGAAACGGCTCTATGCGGCCGGGAAGCACGTCGAGATCGAACAGGCCCGCAAAGAGGGCCGTCTCGACGGGCTGTTCACCAAAACATAACCCCTAGAAGGAGGTTGACGGACAATGGCCGTCGATACATTCATTCCCGAAGTCTGGGCGTCGCAGCTGTTGATCGCCCTCCAGGCCCAGTACGTGTTCGCTCAAGGCGGTGTCATCAACCGCGACTACGAGGGCGAGATCTCGGCCTACGGCGACACTGTGCACATCGGTTCGTTGTCCGCGCCGACGGTGGCCACGTACACGAAGAACTCGACCGCGATCGACCCGCAGACGTTGACCACCGCGGATCAAACCCTGCTGGTCGACCAGTCGAAGTACTTCGCGTTCGAGGTCGACGACGTCGACGCGCGGCAGGTCCGAAACAATGGCGACCTGATGTCGAAGGCTGCGTATCTGGCGGCGCAAGCGCTGGTGTCCACGACCGACGCGTTCCTGTCGGGTCTGATGACCACCGGCGCGGGAACAATCCTCACCGCCCAGGACGTGGGCACCGCCGACGCGGCATATCTGCTCATCCGCAAGCTGCGGGTTGTGCTCGATAAGGCCAATGTGCCCGCCACGGGCCGGTTCCTGATCGTGTCGCCGGAACTTTATGCGGTGCTTCTGGGTGATGCCCGGTTCATCAACACCGCGGCGTATGGGTCCAGTGCACCGATTCTCAACGGTGAGGTCGGCAAGATCATCGGGTTTACGGTGATGGTGTCCAACACCCTGCCGGCGGGCACCGCCGGGACCGGTGCTGAGGTGTCGAACTTCGTGGTGGCGGGTCATTCGATGGCCACCACGTTCGCCGATCAGATCAACAAGGTGGAGGCCTACCGGCCACAGAACTCGTTCTCCGACGCGCTGAAGGGCCTGCACCTGTACGGCGCAAAGGTCGTTCGACCCGAGGCGCTCGCGGTGTGCGATGTGGATGTGACGGTCGCCTGATAGCGGCCCCCGTGGGGGCGGGCCGACCAGCCCGCCCCCACCCCGTCAAACAGAAAGAGAGGCCAGATGGCCGCCGTCCAGGTCACTGTGAAGAACAATTCCGGTCAGACCGTGACGCTCACGCTCGACGACGAGACCGACGCCGAGCGCATCGAGTATTTCCAAACACTCAAACGCCGCGGCGATATCGTCGACGTGTCGGTGAAGAAACCAGCAACGGCGAGTCATTCCACACGCGCGCAACACAAACCCGGTGGCGGTAGTGGCGGTACTGGCGACGTCATCTGACGTAGAGACCGCGATAGGCCGGTCGTTGACCGGCCCCGAAACCGCTCGGGTGGCTCAATTGCTGGCCACCGCATCCGATGCGGTGACGGCCGAGGCGAACGGGTTTCGGTTCGCGCCTGGCGACTACACGGCGGCGCGTCGAGTCCGCCGCGGCCGGATCCGGTTGCCCGCAAAGGTCGATTCGGTCACCTCGGTGTCCGGTGTGGATGAGCGAACCGGGCTGGCAACCCCGCTCACCGGCTGGACGCTGGCCGGTAACACGGTGTACGGGGTGGATGCCTGCATGGCCATTGTCGAATTCACCGTCACAGCTGCGGTTCCTGCGACGGTCGTCGCATTGGTTGCGGGTGTGGTGGCCGCGACGGTCACGGGACCGGTAGCCGGTGCGCAGTCGATGGGCGCAGGGCCGTTCACGGTGAGTTTCGTCGACGGAACCGGCCGGGTGTGGCTGTCGAAGTCGGACAAAGCGATCCTGGCCCGGTTCCGGTCGCCGAAACCGGCGATAGAACTGGTCGTGTGAATGTTCGGCCTGCCGGTCATCGCGGAACAGGTGACCCGTCATCGTGGCGGTGGCCGTGACGAGAACGGCAGGCTCATCCCCAGCACGTCGACGTCGCTGACGGCTATCGGAGTGGCCCCGGGCGCCGGTAGTGAGCGGCTGGAGCGTGGCCGTGACGGCGAGGACATCGCCTACACCGCCTACTTCCCGACCGGCACCGACCTTCTCAGCGCCGATGAGCTGACGCTGCGCGGGCAGCGGTTCCGCATCGTCGTCAACGAATGGCGCACCACACCGCCGCTGCCCGGCGGCCTGGAGGTGCTCTGCATGCGGGCTCAAGGATGAATTTCCAGCTCGACCTCAACGGCGGCGCTGAGGTGCTCAAGGAGATCGCGGCCGCCCATATCGCCGAACTGGGTAATCAGCTCGCCGCCGCAGCCGGTAAGGACGCCACGGTTGAGCTGCTCGTCACCGACCGCGCCAAGGCGCGGGTCAGCGTTCCGGCGGAGTTGCAGGCCAAAGACGGTGTGCTGACCCGCGCGGCCGCCGAACTCGGCCTGGAGGTGCGGCCGGCCCCGGTTCGCAAACGCAAGCCCCGCGCCGAGGGTGAACCGGCCCGCAAGCGCACCCGGCGCAGGAAGACCGCCAAGTGACCCGCGAGCCGGTCGACGTGGCGCGCCTGGTCAAAGACTGGCTCAAGACTGATCTGGCGGCCCGGTTCCCGGAGCTGTCGGTGCGCCTCGAGCTGCCCGCGGACTGGTCGCTGGGGTCCGATCCGGTGCTGATGGTGGCCGACGACGGCGGACCGCTGGATGACTGGCCGGTGGCGACGGCACCGTCGATCCGGGTCACGTCGTGGACGTCGGGCCGGGACACCACCTACGCCTACGCCGCGATGGCCCGACTGCTCACCGCTCGTGTTCCCGGTGTGGCCGCGGTGCTGCCCGGGACCGCGTTCCTCGAGGCGCGCGACTCTCGGACGGGCGGGGACCTCACGTCGTTCACCGTGGCGACCAAGGTCCGCCTCCGTGAGCCCGAGATAACGACCGCGCCCGGTAGTTCGACGCTGCCCGCCGTGCTGCCGTTCGTCCTCGGGTAGCGCACACAGTATTCGGCCCCAGCCCGGTCCCGGGTGGGGAGTTCCCAACGCCCGCAAGGGCAATGCACCGCCCTTGAAGGAGGGAAAAATCGCATGGCCATCAATCCCGACGCCACCCTGATCCCAGACGAAGCCGAAGTGTGGTTTGTCCTCAAGGCTGATGTCGCCGACATCGCCGACTACATGCCCACCGATCCGACCGATGACCTCGAAGCGCTCGGATGGGAGGAAGTCGGACTGATCGACGACGCCAAAGGCATCCCGCTCGATCCGTCCGGCGAGATCAAGGAATTCGACGCCTTCGGGCACCCCGCGTTCCGGGTGAAGTTCAAGAAGGGCAAGCTGAAGTCCGGGTTCACCGCGCTCGAAACGAACTCGGTGACAAAGAAATTCGTTCTCCCGGGATCGGCGTCGAACAAGCGGGGTGTTCCCCGCGACGTGCAGGGGTATCTGCTGTACCGGTTCGTGGATGAGGAACGGGCTACGGCGTGGGTGCAGCTGCGTCCGGCGCTCATCGAGCTGAAAGGTCACGGCGGCATCATCGACGGGGAGCTGTCCTATGCGGAGCTGACAGTGCATCACACCGCCGACGCGAACCGCGACGTGTTCCAGGTGGTGGACTACACGGCCGATGACACGGTGAAGACGTTCACGATCGCCGGGGGCGTGACGTCCTACACCGTGACCGTGGACGGGCAGACCACGGCGTCGATCGCGACGAAGACCGCGGCGGCGTTGCAGTCCGCGTTGCGTGACCTGTCAACGGTGGAGGCGCTCGACGTGCCCGGCGTGACGGTGACCGGCCCCAGCGGCGGGCCGCTGGTCGCCACGTTCACCGGGACTGTGACCACGGTGTCGGCTACCGGTACCGGCGGGACGGTCACCGTCTCATGACGGCGGCGGCCGAGAATCCGATCCCGATCAACGCGCCACGCCCCCAGGATCACAAGGCGAAGAAGTCCGCGCAGGCACGCCAGGCCGAGGCGGACGGCTACGTCGACATCGAGCAATGCGGCGTGACGCTGCGTATCCCGATCGCGGGCAAGGTGCCACTCAAGGCGTATATGGCGTTCAAGAACGGCGACGAGATCGGCGGCACCGAGGCGTTGCTTGGGGCTGAGCAGTGGGCGGCGTTCCTGGCCACCGAGCCGACTGTCGACGACTTCGCCGCGGTGGGGCAGAAACTCACTGATCTGGTGGGAAACTAGTTGGCCTCCTCGCGCTGCTCGATGAGCACGGCGACGAGATAGAGGCCGACCTGCAGCGCTTCTACCAGCTCGACCTGTGCGACTTCTACCGCGGTGACCTCTCGGTGCGCCGGCTGGGTGTCCTGGTACGGCAGCTGCCGGCCGAGTCGAGGCTAGCTACCGCGCTCAACGACGGACTCCCGGTGTGGGGTACCACCGATCATCTGCTGGCCGACCTGTGGGCGTTGACGGCGCGGGCGCATTCCGAGAAGGACTCACTACCAGAGTCATTCGACCATCCGGCCCGGGCCGAGATGACCGTCAAAGCGAAAACCGAACACCTCAAAGCGCTCAAAGAGAAGTACCGGAAACGCAAAGCTCAACGGCGACAAAACAAGGGGAGGTGACGCGATGACGACCATAGGTTACGCGACTCTGCAGATCATCCCCTCCCTCAAGGGCGTGACTGACGCTATCGACAAGCAGATTGACGGCAAGGCCGTTGAGATCATCGTCGAGCCGAAGGTCGACCCGAAGGCCGCCGACACCGCCGGTAAGAAAACCCGCGAGCAGGTTGAGAAGCACACCAAAGAAGTCAGGGTCGAACCTAAAGTCGACCAGGCCGCCAGCCAGAAGACCGGGAAGGCGATCGGTGAGGCGATCACCGCCGGCCTGGAAGGTGTCGGCGTGGGTGCGGGCCGCACCATCGGTGAACGGCTGTCGGCGAACATGTCGGAGTCAATGAAGCGCACACTGCCCGCTATCGGCGGCGCGGTGGGTGGCATGTTGGGGGCGACGATCGGCCAAGGTCTGGCCAATGCGCTTAACTCGGAACGGCTCGCCAAGGCGGGGCAGGCCATCTCCAGCGGGCTGACGAAGGCGGTGGAGAAAATAAACCCCGGCTTGCAGATCGCGAAAACGGTCGGCAACGGCATATCCGGCGGGGTCGACAAGGTCACCGCCGGTTTCGCCAACATCACCGCCGGGGTGTCGAACCTAAAGGACATGCTCGGGGAGGATTCTTTCGCCGCGGGACCTTTGGATGCTTTCTCGGGTGCGCTGGCGAAAGTCGCCCCCATCATCGAGGCCGTGACCGTCGCTCAGACCCTGTGGAATGTCGCCATGTCGGCGAATCCGATCGGGCTGGTGGTGATCGCGATCGGCGCACTGGTCGCGGGCCTGGTGTGGTTTTTCACGAAAACTGAGCTGGGGCAGAAGATCTGGAAGGGCTTCACCGAGTATTTGAAGGTGGCGTGGGAGGCCATCAAGGTTGCGTTCAGCGCTGCGTGGGATGTCATCAAAGCCGTGTGGGAGGCGATGGTCACCAAAGCCGGCGAAGTGTGGAACGGCATTAAGGACGCGTTCGGCAACATCGTCGACTTCTTCGGGAGCCTGCCCGGCAAGATCGCGACCGCCGCGTCGGGTATGTGGGATTGGCTCAAGGACGGGTTCAAGTCGGCGCTGAACTTCATCATCGACGCCTGGAACGGGTTCCGGCTGGAACTGAAGGTGCCATTCACTGATTCAACATTCACCATTGATACGCCCGACCTTCCGCGGCTGTCCGGTGGCGGCTACACCGGGAACGGCCCTGCCGGCCGGATAGCCGGGGTGGTGCACGGCGGTGAATACGTCATCCGCAAGTCGTCGACCGATCGGCTACAGGCCAACTACCCGGGGCTATTGCCGATGCTGAACGGCTACGAGTCCGGCGGGCTGGTCGCCGGAACGGCGGAACTGCGCAGGATCATCAGCGAGCGGTTCGGCATCACCGACATCGGTGGGTGGCGGCCGCGGGACAAAGCCGGGGAGCATGTGACGGGCCGCGCCCTGGATGTGATGGTCGGCAATGACCGGGCGAAGGGTGACGCTGTGAAGGCGTTCGCGTTGGCCAACGCCGCGGCGATTGACCTGAAATGGGTGATCTGGCGCCAACACCTCACCTATGCGAATGGCACCGGCTACGACCAGCCCGACCAGGGCAACCCGACCGCCAACCACATGGACCACGTACACATCTTCTCGGGGCCGGGAATCACCAACGGGCTACGCGGCGCGCTGGGCGGGCTGGGGGTCAAACCCGCCATGCAGGCACCCGCAACCGCTCCCACGCCGACTCCCGCCGTTCCTGCGGTCAGTCCCGCGCCCGACACAGCAACCACCCCAGCGGCATCGTCGTCCTCGTCGAGCGTGAGTATGCCGTCGTCGTTCTCCGGGCTGGCCGGTTGGGGGCTCAACGCGCTGCCGAACCCGACTGCGGGCCTGCCCGATGAGAGCCCTTGGAAGCAGGATAGTGCGAAGAAGTTTGCCGAGGCCGGCGCTGCCGCGGTGTCCGGTCAGGTGGCTTCTGCGCTCAACGTTTTCGGCATCCCCGACGCGCCGCCGTTTCTGCAGGCCATCTCCCATTTCGTCGGTGGTATCAAGGTGGGCCGCACCGGCGGGTCGGCGGCCCCGGTGTCCGCTACCCCGATCATCCGGGGGGCGCCCGACGTCGGCGGTATGGCCGGTGCGACGAACGGGAGGCCCGCCTCGGTGACCAACTACAACATCCGCACCGCACTCACCGAGGACGCTTTCATCGCGGCGCAGCGCAAAGAACGTGAACGCGCCGCTGCGAGAACGATGAGGTGGTAGGTGGCGGTAGCGACAATCACCCTGGAATCGTCCAACGGTGACTCGGTGGTGGTGTCCGCACCCAACGACGACTACCTCGACGACGACATCATCCTGGACACCGACCCGCAGGGCGTTTATGACACCGGTTTCACGGTGCGCACCCAGTCGGGGGCGTTCGAGCCGGGCGGGCGGATCGTCGGGGAATCCATCCCGATCCGCGAACCCGTCCTACCATTCTGGCTGACCCCCGCATCACGGCCGAGGTTTCAAAAGCTGTGGGGCACACCGGGAAACTTCCGCAAGGTCAAATACCACTACGACGGGCCGTCCGGGAGGCGCAGCCTGACCCTGAAGCTGGCCAAGGAAATTCAGTACACCACTGAGGACGGTTTCGACGCCGACATAGACCAGACGTATCACGCGGTCGTGTCGGCGCTCGCCGTCAACCCGATGTACGAGTCGGCCGAAGACGTCGCCGAATGGGTGAACCCCGGCAACTGGGCCGTCTACATCGCCGCCACCTCAGGCACGTTCAAACTCGGTTTCGCCGGTGTGCTGACCGATCCCATCGCCTATAACGCTTCGGCCGCGACGATACAGACGGCGCTAGAAGCCCTGCCGGCATTCGAGCCGGGTGACGTCACCGTGACGGGCACCGCTCAGGAGTTCACCGTCCTCACCCCGTCCGACATCCCCGGCGAGCTGACCGTCGACAGCGCCGCCCTGGCGCCGATCTCCTTCAGTCTCACCCTCGGTGAGCTGAACTTCACCCTGACCGTAGGCGGGGAGACGACCGCTCCGATAGCATTTTTCTCGTCGGCATCGACGATAAAAGAGGCGCTGGAACAGCTTTCGACGGTCGGTGAGGACGGGGTCAGCGTCTCAACCACATGGTTCGGTTTCACGCTGGGGTTCGTGTCCGGCCCGCTCAACGGTTTTCTGGCCGCCCTGTTCAGCGGGCAGTCCACGGCCGGGTTCCACGTCGCCCGCGTGGTCAACCAGCCGAACACCGGCTGGTTCGAGGTGTGGAACCCCACCGATCAACCGCTGTGGCTGGAATGGACGTTCGACCCGGCGCTGGCGTGGCGGTTCCCAGATTTCGGTTTCGGACAAGAGCGCAAATGGGGCCGTGCGGTAGGGCAGGACGCCGCCCGCATGATCGTCAGTCCCGAACTCGAACAACTGCTTTCGGTGATGTCCGATCCGTTCATGGACACCTATGTCAGCGCCGATTTGTCGAACGCGGCCGGGTTGTTCAACGGTGTCGAGCCGCTCTACGCCGTCCCGCCGTACACGGGTACCGAGGAAGCTCCGGTGGTGGTGCCGGTGGTGTGCCTCGGGCCGGTCGCTGCGACAGCGACGCTGCGGCAAAGACGTTTTTGGTCGGCAGAGTCCGGCCTCGAGGACACGCCGTGACAGCGACGTTCGCCGAGCCGTATACGGGTTCGGACCACGACGACTTCGTCGCGTGGGCGCGCGAAGTGCGGGAGTACCGCATCGAACGCGCGCACGACCGCCCGCACATCCGGCTGTATGACGGGGACTGGGTGTACCGCGGCACCGTGTACGGCGAGAACGCCGGCTCACTGAACATCATCGTCAACGAACCCGGAACCATCTCACTTCGCCTGCCGATCGACCTCGACGAGCCGCGCCGCACCTGGGCCGCGTTCTGGGCCTTGGATGAGGAAGCCCGCGGGACCAGCAACATCCACATCATCGTCGAGACGATGGGCGCCCGTATCGGCGGCCGGATGAAAGCGAAGAACGGTGTGCGGCTGGTACGCAACGCCGCCGGCGATGAAGTCATCATCGATTTCTTGGACGACATCGCCGAACTCCAATACGTGCACACCGCGGGAAACCCTTTCCTCCCAATATCTTTGATTCAGCAGCCAAAGGCGTGGATGCTGCTTATGCAGGCCGACCACGGGATTCTGCTGACGATGGCGGCGAACATGCCGCGCCTGCAGCTGGCCAACATTGATATCGGCGGCATCCTGGATCTGCTGGACCCCACGAACTGGACTGTCGAGGGTGCCACCGACGCACTCGGTGGGCTTTGGCAGCACTCGCAGATCGTGGTTAAGCCGCGCATCATCGGGGACTCGGCCGCGCCGCTGGCGCTGATCGTCGGCAGCATCCGCACGTCCATATTCGACGTCGCGGCCCCGATCGTCGAGGACGCCGAAATACAGTGGGATCTGCGGCGCTGGCTAGACGGTGACCCGGAGCCGTGGCCCGGCGCGGGCACGTGGTGGATACGCAACGGGACGCTGATCGTCGACCTCGTGGACAAGTCGGGTTTCCGTTCCGGCACCTCGCTGGGCGGGAACTTGTTGACGGGGCTCACCCGCACGGTTGCCGGGCTGCTGTCGAATCATGTCGAAGATAGCTACGACCTGTTCACGGGTGAGACCATCGACGAGACCGGCTACCGGCTGCCCGGGTTCCTGGGCACCGAGGCACCGCACCCGTATGTGATCTACCGTGACGGTGACATCACCGGCATTCAAACCAGCGAGTTCGCCCGTTCCCCGGGCGGCCCCGGGCGGATAACCGTGGGCGGCCAGTCGATGCCTGGCGTTAACGAATTGATAAGTGCGGCGATCAATTACGGCGGCGATGTTGCGGGGGACAACATCGATGCGGTCATCGCCGCCGGTTTGGGTGGCAGCGCCGGCTACACGTTGTCCGTGGGCTCGCTCGGCGGTGCTGCCGATGCGTTCCTCGCTCCGATCTACCGTGATTCGATCCTGGCGTACATGTCGGTGCCGCTGCTGGCGCGGGTCGCTAAGCAGGGCTGGGGTCATTACCTTGAGACCGCCTCGACGACTGTCACGCAGGCTTTCACCGCCGCATCCGTGATGGACCTGCGTGCGCGTCGCCGCGAAACCGACCCTGACACGGCGTTCACCTTGCAGGTCGCCAACGCGGCGCCGTGGCTGATCGGCGCCAACGGGTTCGGGCATTGGTGGCTTGGTGACCGTGTCGGCGGCACATCGAAGTATCTGATGCCGCGGGTGTTCGTGCGGCGCTGCCGAAACCTCGACATCGACTGGGACGTAAACGGGTTGAGGATAGACGCCAAGTTTGGCGACACCCGCCCCGAGGTCGACGGACTCGACCGGATAACCCGAATCATCACCCAGGCCATGTCCGGGCTGACACAGATAGGTTTGATGTGAGCGAACTTCCGTTGAGCCTGGAGTCGGCTAAAGCCATCGCGGACAAGGTTATCGGGGAAACGGTCATCCCGAAGAAGGTGCCCGCCGTCGATGACATCGACGGTCAGATCGCCGCGGTGGGTGCCGCGATGGCGGACGCGCTGATGACAGCTACAGAGACACCGCTGCACGTGCTCTCACCTGTGGTTGGGGCTCTGTCCGCGCAGCTCGTCGCGTTGGGGATCCGTCAGACCGAGCATGTCGACCAGGCCGCGGTGAACGCGCCGACGTGGGTCATTGACGGTATGCGCCAGGAGTCGGTGAAGCTGCCCGATCCGCCCGCGCATACCGAGGCGGAGCCATTCGTGGAGCGCACCGCGACCGCCCCGCCGCAGCCCCGGCGAATCAGTTCGGCCTCGCGGGCAGTTCGCCTGTGACCACCCCCGGTGGTGTCCCGAACCTGCCAACCGGCGCGCTGACCCTCGACACCCTCGTGGGCAAGCTGCACGACATGTCCCCGTCGGCGATGCGCGGCCGCGGCGCCGCGCGGGTGCCGGCTATATTCGATTCGTCCATGGGTGGCAATCCCATGTCGGATTACAGCTTCCTAGGGCTGATGATGCAGCTGTGGGGCGGTTTCAGTTCGGCCATCGCCAACGCCGACCCCGCCGACATCACCGGCCCGGATGATCTGCCGGGCCTGCTGGTCACCTTCATCGAGGATCTGCCGATCGTCGGCGAGTTCGTGACGCTGATGAAAGAGGTCATTAACGGCACCTTCGATATCGGCGACGTGGTGACGGCGATCGAGAACAGCTTCAACACCCTGGGGTCGATGCTGGGGTTGCCTAGTCCACTGTTCGACGTGGATGCCATGGTCGACTGGTTTTCGCAGAACTTCCCGCTCGTGAGCGGTTTGATAGACGCGGTGCTGGGGGGTTTGGATCGGGTGCCGCTGTCGGCGATCGTCGGCGGCGCAAGCAACTATCTTGCCAATCCACACTTCACGTCCGGGGCGCTGTCCGCTGTTGCGGATTGGTCGATAGACACGACCGGGACTCACAGCACGGGTGTTGAGGGTGCCGGTTCGGTGTCGGTCACCGCCGACGGCTACGAGCATTCCTTGTACTCCAACCGGATGGGCGTGTCGGTCGGCCAGGAGGTGCCGATGTCGGTGTGGGTGGACTGGTCGGAGTTGGCGTCGGCCGGTTCGCCGATCCGGCTCTACGCCGTGCCGTTCGACGCCGCCGACGCCGAGTTGCCGTGGGTGCTGCTGGACTCCATCACGTCACCACCGGGCAATGCACCGGATTGGACGCAACTCGTCGGCGAATACACCGTGGCCTCCGGGGTGGTTGAGGTGTCGATGTTGCTGCATGTGGATGCCACGGCGATAACGGGCACGGTGCGGTTCTCCGACGCGGTGCTGGATAAGGACATCGTCGGCGATATCGCGCCGCTGGAATGGGTTGAGGAGCTTGTTCCGAGCCTGAACGGCCTTGAGCAGTACACGCAGGATTTGGTGGACGCCGGGATAGGTGTGGTGACCGGCATTTTCGGGTCCGGTGGGACTGTCGCCGAGTGGATCGACGAGGTGACGTCGTGGTTCGACGACACGCAGGCCACGGCCGGGCAGGCGTCGGATGCGCTGGCTCAGGGTGTCGGCGTCGCACAGTCCATGTTCAACACCTGGTTCGGTGTGTCCACGGCGACCGGTGCCACAAGTGAAGTGGCGCAAACATTTTCGGCGGTGCGCGCCAGTGTTGCGGGCGGATACACATTGCAGACGTTCACCGCGAACAATGCGGCGTGGGCGCCGCCGTCGTCGTTGCGTACCGCTGCGGAGGCGTACGCGGTGGGGATCGGCGGTGGTGGTAAGGGCAGGTCGGGCACCAGCAGCACCGGCGGCGCGGGCGGTACCTCGGGCGGGTTTGTGTCGGTGAAGATAGACCCGTCCACGTTGGCGTCCACACTGGAGGTGACGATCGGTGCGGCCGCGAGCACGGCCGGCGCTAATGGTGGCTTGACCAGGATTAAGAGCGGGTCAACGACTTTGGTTGAGTCGAGGCCAGGTGTGGGGTCGATGTCTGCGGCGGTGGGGCATGTGGCGTCGAGCAGTTTGCCCGGCAACGGCGGTGCCGGCGGCGACGTGGTCGGCAGCAGCGGGACCGCCGGGGTGGCGGGTGATTTGTCGGCGACCGCGACCGGCGGCGCTGCGGGCAGCGGGGCCACAGGCCCTATCGGCGCGACGGCGGGCTCCGGTGGCGCGGGCGGCAACGGCGTTTACACCAATGTTCCGTTGTGCGGGGGCGGCGGCGGTGGTGGCGGCGGCGGGGCGTACACCGGTTCCGCATTAGGCGTCGGGCACGGCGGCAACGGCGGTGCCGGCGGATTTCCGGGCGGTGCGTCCGGTGGTGGCGGCGCGGGCTCGGGTGGCGCGGGCGACGACCCGGGTAGTCCGGGTACGCCCGGCAACGGGATGGCGGCGCTGCTGTGGAGGTGACGACCTGATGGGTGTGGCGACATTGATGGGCACCGACATGTCGGCGTGGGCGCACGGCACGAGGCACTACCAGATCGACGACGGAACCCATCTGGCGGTGGAGTCGTGCCTGATGTACGAGGCACCGGTGGTCGGTGAGCAGGCGGTAAAGCAGCTGGGCCGTCCGACGGTGATCTTCGCATGCACCGAGACCGGCGAATCTTTGGACGGCGACGACGCTTTGACCCCGCTGCACAGCTTCGAGCCGGGCACGAGTCATGAGGATGCGCTGACCATGGCTGGGCACACGGTGTGACGGGTCCGCCACCGAGGACCACCCGCAGTTTCGGGGTGGGCTGGTATCCGCGGGCAACGTCGTCGACTGTCTCGGTCCACGGCACGGGCATCGCCTCCACCATGGTCCTCGGGTCTGGTGCGGTGACGCGCGGCGCTGTCGACGTGATCGGCGCGGGGATCGTCAACGTCCCGATCCTCGGGCTGGGTGTGGTGATCGCCGCGGGTCCGACGCAGACGATCAACGGCCAGGGCATCGCGTCAACGGTCGCGCTCGGGTCAGGGTCGGTGACGCAGCCCTCCGCGCCAACGCAATTCATCGACGGCGCGGGCATCGCCTCCGAGGCGCTGCTCGGGTCAGGTGAGGTTACGGTGGGCGCGGTTGACATCACCGGCACGGGCATCGCGTCGGCGGCCACGCTCGGTGTCGGGTCGGTGACGTCGACCGCCATCCTTACCGGCCAAGGCATCGCCTCGAGCGCGGCACTGGGAACCGGCGCAGTCACGACACTCACGACGATCACCGGTACCGGCATCACGTCGGCCGCAGCCCTCGGTGTCGGGTCGGTGTTCCGGGCGTTCATCGAGACCAACGTCGCGCGCACCAATCAGGCGCGGCCCGCGGGTTGCTCGGGTTGCTGGGTCACGCTCACTGGTGGTGGTGCCGGCGGTGGTCGCGCCCGGTCGGGTTCGGGCACCAACAACGGCGGTGGGGGCGGTGGCGGCGGCGGGGCTGTCGTCGCCCGCGTCTTCATCCCGGTAGCGAGTCTGGGCTCCACCTATTCGGTGACCGTCGGCGCGGCGGGAACGGCGGTGGCCGGCTCGACAGCGACAGCGGGCACCGCAAGCGTCTTTAGCTCCGGTTCGATCACACTCACCGCGGGCGGCGGCGGCGCAGGTGGTGATTCGGGGGGCCAAGGACGCGGCGCCGCGGGCACGGGTGGTGTCGGCAGCGCATCGGGCATCACCGCGAGTGTCTACAGCGGCGGCGCGGGCGGCCAAGGCGGCGCCGGTAACGTGTCGCCGCGCGACGGTCTGGTCGGCACGGACTCGGCCAACGCCGCCCCCGGTGGTGGTGGTGGCGGGGCGCGCAGCTCCGGCGGCACGAACGGTGCAGGCGCAAAGGGCGGCAATTCCGCCTTGTACACCGGCGCGGCGGGCGGTTCCGGCACCGGCGCGGCGGGCACCAACTCTTCGACCGGGATCGCTCCCGGATCGGCGGGGGCGGGCGGCGGCGCACAGGCGGCGCTCGGCGGGTACAACGGCGGCGCGGGCGGCTACTACGGCGCAGGTGGCGGCGGTGGCGGCGCGAGCGGGTCAGGAAGCGCATCCTTCGGCGGTACCGGCGGCAACGGCGGTGCCGGCGCGACGCTGGTCGAATGGGTTTGAGTTGAGACGAGGCACGGTCATAGCGAGCAGCGGCAAAGGCGGTAAGGCATCCATGGGCACATTCACCGGCCGGTACGAATTCAGTTACGACACACCAGGGGTGGACGCGGAAGGCAATGCGACGTTGACACCGACGACGCTTGCGATCGGCGGCGTGTCCGAGGATGTCGCCCGCGGTATCCGGGCCGGGCTCCGCAAAGTCGCATCCATCACCAACGTTTCGGTGGCGCGGGTGATGGAAGACCGCGAAAACGTCACCAACGACCCCACAGCATAAGAGAGGAAACCAATGGCGAACGGTATTTACGCGAAAGCGAAAGAGAAGTTCCTTTCCGGCGCAATCAATCTCAGCTCCGACACCATCAAGGCGGTGCTGGTGGACTCGGCGGATTACACGGTGAATCTGTCGACGCATGAGTTCTTGTCTGATGTGCCTTCTGGTGGTCGGGTGTCGACGTCGGCGGCGCTGTCCGGTAAGTCGGTCACGGGTGGGGTTTTCAACGCGACCAGCCCGATCGTGTTCTCCGCGGTGACCGGCGACCAGTGCGAAGCGATGATCCTTTACAAGGACACGGGCAGCGCGGCCACGTCACCGCTGATCGCCTACTACGACACCGCGTCCAGCGGATTGCCGGTCACCCCGAACGGCGGCGACATAAACTACACCATCGACTCCGGCGCGTCGAAGTTGCTGTCGCTGTGACACTCAAAACCTGGTCTGACGGCGAAACCCTCGACGGCCCCGCGCTGACCGATATCGCCACGGCGGTCAACGCGAACACCGCAGCCATCGCCGGATTGTCCGGTGGCGGTGCCACGAATCTGACCGTGTCCCGCACTGCCACCGCCGTCACTGTCGTGTCCGACACCGGCACCGACGCGACGCTGGCCGCCGCGGATGAAACCAGCGCCGGGGTGATGACCTCGGCGATGCAGACAAAACTCGCCGGGGTGGACACCGGGGCGACCGCGAACAGCGCTGATGCTGTCTTGCTGGCGCGGGATAACCACACCGGCAGCCAAACCGCTTCCACCATAAGCGATTTCAGCGCCGCCGCCGACGCGCGTGTGGTGGCGGGCATCGCCGGTAAGCTCGACATCTCTGCAGCTGCCGAGCTGATCCGCGACACCATCGGCGCTGCTTTGGTCGCCGGGACTAACGTGACAATCACCCCCGACGACGCAGGCGACACCATCACTATCGCAGCGTCCACTGTCGTCGCCCCCAACACGCAGACCGGCACCGCCTACACCCTCGTCCTGTCGGATGCCGGTAAAGCTGTGGAAGCCAACAATGCCAGCGCCAATACTGTTACCGTCCCACCGAACAGTTCGGTTGCGTTCCCTGTCGGTACGCTCATCGAGATCTGCCAGCTCGGAGCTGGACAAACCACCGTGGTCGCCGGATCGGGTGTCACCATCCGCAGCGCAGGTGGGAAACTCAAACTCACAGGCCAGTATTCGGCTGCCTCCCTGAGGAAACGAGCTAGTGATGAGTGGTTGATCGTCGGGGATCTATCGGCATGAGCATCCAATTGGCGCGGCGTGGCGCTATCTCAAAGAAGCCCGTCACGACACCGCTGGCCGGAACCCTGCTGGGACAGTGGGGATTCGAGGACGACAACCTCAACGACAGCAGCGGCAATGGCCATCATGGCGCCTTCGAGTACGTCAGCGGATCGTCGTACAGCTACATCGACGGCCCACAATCCGGCACAAGGGCAATCCAGTGGGGCGCTGACGGTCAGGGCGTGAACGTGGGCCGTACCGGCCTGGAGCCCACCATGGACGGCTACACCATCATGGGATGGATAAAGACCGGCACCGTCCCAGACAATAGCTATCCGGGCATCCTCGGCAAGTCCCGCGACGGCGCGGGTTCGTCCCGAAGCCGGATCGGTGTCGTTTACGAGGGCGGTACCAAAAAAGGCGCGTACCTGGCCCGGTGGAAGAACGATATACAGGTAGGCAACTTCGGGTCGGTCAATGACACCAACTGGCACCACATCGCGCTCGTGGACGGCAACACAGCCTGGGCGTTCTACATCGACGGCGCGGGCGGCGGCGGCGGACGCGCTTTCGACAACACCAGCAGCCCGACATGGGAAGCCTACGACTGGAAGATAGGGAACAACACGGGCGTGGGCACCATCGCCCTGACCGGTCAAGCGGTGTCGGGCGTGCGGATCATTCAAGGTCAGTTGACCGCCGCACAGGTGGCCGACTGGATGAACACCCCGATCACCTGAACCACCAACGGGAGGGAGCCCGTCACATGAACACTATCGTGAATTTGATCGTCGCCAAGCTGCTGGAGAAGCTCGCGCCGCAAATCGCCGAGATGCTCGCCGGCCTCGGAAAGCAGCTGCTGGAGAAGATCGTCGCGCTGTTGCCGGTCATCGTGGCCGCCGGAACGAAGGCGCTCGGTGAGCAGCTGCGGGCCGCGCTGCCCGGCCTGCCGCTCGTCAGCGCGGTTGCGCTGCCCGACCTGGTGGAGAAGATCCGCTCCGACGCCAGCGACGTGCTGCCCGACGATGTGGACATCCCGATCATCAGCGACCTCGGTGAGAGGCTGCTGGGCTTCGACCTAACCGACCTATTGACCGGCCGCAAGTGAGCAAATCCGACGACTACGCGGCTGCTGTCATAGCCGAAGGGCAGCGGCGCGGCATCACCGAAGCCGGGATCGTCATTGCGATAGCAACGGTACTTGTCGAGTCGGGCTATCCGATCAAGATGTGGGCCAACAAAAAGGTGCCCGAATCGCTTCTGTTGCCGCATGATTCGATCGGGTCGGACGGACTGAGCTGTGGCCTGTTTCAACAGCAGGTCCGCAGAGGCGCCAACGGGCAATGGTGGTGGGGGCCGGCATCGACGGTGATGGACCCCGCGCTGTCGTCGGGTTTGTTCTTCGAGCGGCTGGCCAAACTCGACTACAACGACACATCACGCTCACCCGGCAGCTACGCGCAAGCCATCCAGCGCAGCGCATTCCCCGCCAGGTATGACCAGCGGATGGATGAGGCGCAGGAACTTTACAACCGTTTGGCAGGAGATCAGCCCGTGCCAGCAGTCAACCGACCCGCCTTCAACGAATTTCCCATCTGGTCGTCGAACAATCAGGACCGGGGCGGCACGAAGATCGACTGCTTCCTCCTGCACACGCAGGAGGCCGGGGGCGGTGACAGCGCCGCCGAGGACTTGTCGAACTGGTACAAGAACAGCAACGGCGTGTCCTACCATTACGCCTGCAGTCAGGCGTCCGATGGCGGCGTGACCGTCGTCGACAACGTGGACACCGACCGGGCATCCTGGTCGGTGCTGTCGGCGAACAACCGCAGCATCAACTTGTGTTTCGCCGGGTCACGTGCGGCGTGGAGCACTGATACGTGGATGGCGAAGGCGGGCAACGCCATCGACGTCGCCGCCTACCTCGCGGTGGCCGACTGCCGCAAGTACGGCATTGCGATACAGGTGGTCCCACCGCCCTACACCGGCCGCATCCCCGGAATCAGCGATCACCGCTATGTCACAAAGGTTTTGGGTGACGGCACCCACACCGACGTCGGCGACAACTTCCCGTGGACATACTTCGCTGAGCGGATCACCCATTGGGCCACACCGGAGGATGCGCCCAAACCGGAACCACCGCACGGAAAGCGGTTCCCGGAGGACTGGACCGACCGGGAGCTGCTCATCGAGCTGCTACGTCAGCAGCGCGGGGCGATGCTCGAAGGCTGGCCCCAAATAGGCGGCCGCACGCAGGTCGACTACCTGGCGCATCTCGGGCAGAAGATCGACGCGCTGGCCGCGACGCTAGACAAGGTGCCGGAGCTGTGATGACCACCCTGACCGCCGACACGTTCGCGCAACTCATCGGCGACGTCGAGCAGCCACCACGGTACGTCCACCGTGACGGCCAGGCAGTCGACCTGCGGATGCACGCGCACGTCTGCCATGTGGAGAGAGAGGTGCAGCGATGAGCTGGGACGGCATATGGAGACTCACCGATCCGCCGATGTCGGGCGATCAGGTTAGCTTGATCCAATCCCGTGCGTTACGTGCATTCGCCTCATATGCGGTCCCACTCGGCGTCACCGTGAACGGCCTGTACGACGCGCCCACGGCGGCGTTCGTCGCCGAGTACCAGCACCGCAAAGAAATGGGCGGATACCGGCCGGAGCTGCCAGTCAACCCGACCGCGCGCCGCGGTGACTGTGATTACGCAACAAAGCAGGCATTGGGTATCCTGCCGATGGCCCCGCCGCCCGTACGTAAAGGGCCGGAGTATGTCGGCTATGCCGTCCCCGGCACCTGGGGGCAGTGGAATGTCGGCCCGCACTGCATGGCCGTCAACCGGGCATCCAATGTGTGGGTTCAGGGTGTGCAGTGGAACACCAACGCCTTCCTTAATCCTGATCCGCAGCATTCCTATGTGGAGGCCCGCTCTGAGGGGACCGCCGAGTTGCTGCGGTTGGCGCTGCCCGATCCGCGGCCGAAGATCATCGCTGGCTACAGCATGGGCGCTGACGTGGTGGTGCGTTTCCTGCACGCCTGGCCCGCGGATCGCCGCGACGAAATCAAAGGCGTGTTCACGTTCGGGTCACCAGGCCGGCCACCGGGCCCGACGAAACTCGGCCCCGATCCCGGCGGCCAAGGCATCTCCGGGGTTTTCACACCGGAATGGGCCCGGGCCCGGGAATGGTCCTACACCATCGACGGCGACATGTACTCCGAAGCTGTCGGTGTGATGAACCCGATCTATGAGCTGCTGACCCGCATGGAGGCGACACCGGAGTTCGCCAAGTACCTCTTTACGTGGCTGACCGGAATCCCGCTCGATTTCGGCGCGATCCTGTCGAACGTGAAAGCGCCGCCGACCGAGATCGGCGCGGTGCTGCTCGGCTTGGCCGGTGGCGGCGTGCCCGGCTTCGCCGCGCTGGCCCCGATAATCAAGTGGATCACGGGCGGCGATGACCTGATCAGCCTGCCCGAGATTCTGCTCAACATCCCGGCTATCGTGATCAGTCTCGTCGGGCTGCTGAAATTCGTGTTCACGGGCGCGCATGGTCATTACTGGGTTGATCCGATCTTCGGCGGGATGACCGCGGAGGACCATGCTGCGGCGACGGTTCGGCAGATCACCGGGTCGCGGCCGTGAGCACCGCGCACGCGTGGGTGGTGCTGATCGTCGCCTGCGCTGCTCTCGCTCTGGCGCTGGCCGCGTTCGCGTTCGAGCTGGCCCGACTATGAGCACGCCGCTGATATTCGTCATCGCGGCCGCGCTGGGTGTGCTGGCCGGCTGGCTTCGCAGGGGGTGGCCGTGAGTCCATGGCAGCCCAACCGTGATGCAGTCGTCACCATCCTGACCGGTGTCCTCGTGTTGTTGTGGGTGGCGTCGATGGTCGCCCGGATCTGGGTCGACCTACCACAGGCGACCGTCCTGGACGCGGCCATGCCCATACTGATCGGGTTCTGGTTTTCGACTCAGGCCACGAAGAAGAACGGAGCCACCCCTTGACCAGCCGCAGAGTTCAGACCGCCATCGCGCTGGTGTTCCTGTTCGTGGGGATCCTCAGCGTCGCCAATGCGTTCCAGTTCAACCGCTACGTCAGAGCCACGGTGGTCAGGGACAATGCGCAGGAGGAATGTCAGCGGGAGACGCTGATCGCGTTGCGCGGGTGGGCGCAGGCCCGTGTCGCCACCGAAACCGCGTATTCGGCGCGTGATGACGCCCTGGCTGATGTGGTCGCCACCATCGAGGAGGGCGGGAAGGCCACCCCGGAGCAGACACGGCGCCTACTGGTCGCTGTCCAAGGTGCGCAGACCGCCCGTGATGCGTTGTTCCGCAATGCGCGTGAGCATCCGCTACCCGTCTGCAAGATCGACTGACGGAGTAGGCCGAGAGGCTCACCCAATCCCGCCCTCAGTCCTCACGGGCTGGGGGCGGTTTTTCGCGCGATAATGGTTCCCGCACGCCGAAAGGCGGGAGGTGCGCGTCTACTGTGCCCCACGCTATCGGCACGCTGCACCAGCTAACTTTCCGCTGCAAACAAGAGCCAGATAACAGCCATTATGTCAACCTGGATGGGTGAATAACCGCAGGTCAAACGATGGTGCTAGCTGACAGCTAGCGGCCGTGTGGCAAACTATACGTTGCAATGCTTCTTCACTGTGGCCAGGACCGCCTGCGCGACATGCTCGTCGTAGTCCTTCCGTACGGCGGCCAGGATCTCTGTGTCCTTGGCCCCCATTGAATGCACCACGCACATAGATCCGACGGTCACCCCGAGCTGGAACGTCGTTGACACCCCGGCGGCTTTCAGGTCGGCCGCCATGGCGTCGATGTAGTCCCCTTCGTCCGCACTTGCCGGGGCCGCGCAGAACAGCATGGTGGCGGCGAGCACTGCGGCGATTCGTGGTGTGGTGAGCATTGTCGTTTCTCCTCGTTGTGAGTGATTCTGCGCGGTCAGGCGACAGCGCGGAACGGATCAAGCAGCGTCGCGGTAGCGCATCAGGTTCAGCCCGGCGATCGCGTCACGGCGGCGGCGATCCGGCACCCGCGTGTAGATCTGCGTCGACTGGATCGACTTGTGCCGCATCAGCTCCTGCACCACGCGGATGTCGTTGCCGTCGTCGAGCAAGCTGCTCGCATACCAATGCCGCAGGCTGTGCGGTGTTCCCCGCACCCCGGCGCGGCGCATCGTGCGGCCGATGACGTCCGACACGGATTTTGATCGGACGTGCTCCGACGGGCAGGCCCGCATCGGGAACCACCACCCCGACTCGGGCATCCGCGAAGCAACTTCGACCAGCGCCGGATGCAACGGAACAGACCGGACCTTGCGGCCTTTACCCTTCACCCACAGCAGCCGGGCACCCAGGTCGACGTCCTCACCGCGGACCCGCGCTATCTCCCCCACCCGCAGCCCGGCGAGCAGCGCCAGCAGAATCATGGTCCGCGTCGACGACCACATGCGGGCGCCGAGCAGCCTGGGCACGTCGGCGTCGGAGATGGGCCGCGGCTCACGCTCAGGCACCTTCGCCGACCCGACCTTCACCATCGGATTATCGGTGCGCCGGTCCACGACCTGCAGCCACTTGAACCACGCCGCCAGATAGCTGGTATAGGTGGCGGTCGTGGAGTCCGACCATTCATCGTGGGAGGCGATCCAACCGACGACGTCGACCGGTTCGGCGTGCCCCGGCTGCACCCCGGTATCAGCGTGGAACTGCTCGACGACCCGGCGGCGCTCGCTGATGGTGACGTGCGACAGGCGTTGCGCGTGCTGCCACACAACCCAGTCAGCTAATCCGATGGTGCCCGCTCCTCTTTGTGTTGACATGGTTCCGATTGTCGGGTGCGCGATGCGCTGGCCGGACCGTTTTGCGTGTTTATGTGACATACGTCTGTTTGCTGTCTGGGTGTGAGGTTAGGCGGCCAGCGGTGTTACGGACACAAAAGGGCAGTCTGACTGGCTAATAATCCGCAGGTCCTCCGTTCGAGTCGGAGTAGGGGCACCCACTCCCCCGGCGCCGTCGGGGCTGGTTGTGCCGCTGGTGATCCAGCTGACCGGCACGCCGGTAGCTAAAGCCCACGCGTTGAGCGTCGTGCGTCGCGGCGTCCCGTGTCCTGTTTCGGCATTGCTGATGGCGGCGCGGGAGATCCCCGAACGGGCCGCCAACTGTTCCTGGTCGAGTCCGGCGAACTCGCGGGCGATCCGCAGGCGGTGTTTCACCTCGATAGGCGGCACACTGCCTTGCTCGTATGCACTGGTCATGGCGCGAACTATATGCACAGTTACGCAACCCGTCAAGCATGGAGAGCGCTTTCTATGTGAGTAACTACGCGAATCGCCATCAATCAATGCTTGCGTAATTATCCGCACACGTCTAGTTTCGGACACATGCCGCAACCACCACTGTCGGTCACCGAGGCCGCCGAACAAGCAGGGGAACCCAGACGCACGATCCAGTGGGCAATCCAGCAAGGACATCTGAAAGCCCACAAAATGCCCGGCCGCACCGGCGCTTACCTGATCCAGCAACGCGACCTCGACCGCTGGCTGACCAAGCGTGAGCAGGAAACGGCGTGA